TGTTGAATCATGTCCTCAAAGCCAGTGTCCTCACTGGTCATTACCAGTGGCGCAAATTCTTCGCCTCGGAACATGATTAGCTTGTTGAATGCCTGCGTGAAGTTGACCTCGCCAACTAGCACCACGCCTGTCGGTAAGGCTAACTCGATTGGGTTGTTGCCCTGTCGTGTGTAGTAGGCTTTGCCGTCTGCCGCGATTACCACGAACTCCAAGTTGCTGTCCGGGTTGCGGAACACGCCGACTCCATGCACCTCGCCAAAGGGACGCACACGGTTGTCAATTTCAGGAGTCAGGTTGTTGATCCAACTGGGCTTGTAGACTCCCTTGCGAGTCGCAGCCACACCGTTGCGGAAGCGCATATTACGCGCCTCACTCGCCATGCCAGCAGGCAAGCTGCCAGCGTCCAAGCGTGGAGAGATACCCATGAACTGAGTATCACCGTCAATCTGACTCTGTGCGTCTCTTGGCATTTTATTCGTCGCCCCCTAATGCGCCAGCATACCAGCCTTCAGGTAGCGTTACCTTATTTTTACTAAGCACCCATTCACCATTCTTGCGGAAGTAGACCTTTCCTTTTACGTCAGGCCCGATCCGCACGACATCTGCACTCTCCTTTACAAACACAACCCTCGTTGTCCCGCAACCGCTTGCGAATAGAATCGCGAAAGCTATTACGAATCTCAGGCTCAGTTTCTGCGTCACTTGCTTTAACATCTTGTTTGATTTCGGCTCGCGCAAAGTTAGTTAGCCATTCCAGTATTGCTTTTAATATGCCTCCCCACATCAGCCCCGTGGCCCTGCCGACTTGGTTTGGCCTCTAGCCTGCGAGTACCCCAAGCTGGCAAGGGCAGCGGCAATGAATGCCACAGCTTTCTCAACAGGTTCAGTGCCTTCAGGCGTGATGATTCCACTGGCGTACAGCACGCCGCAAAGTGTTGCGACAGATGCCAGCCAGAACTCAGTTGTTTTGTATCCTTCTTTCATTTTTATCTTTTGTATTATTCTCCACTAAACAGCTTACTAAACGCTGCCGCTCCACCCGCTGATCCGATTGTCAAAGCACCCAAAAGTTTCCACTTAAACTGCTCAAGGTGAGCCAGCCTATCGCTGTGTTTGTTAAGGCGGTTAATGATTTCACTAAGCCTGTTAGTGTTGTCAATTTGTCTGGCTTCCATTCTGGCTAAAACAGATTCAAGTGAGTTAGGGTCGTAGTCAGGCATCACTTTTTCTTTCTGGCGGTCTTCGCTGCCGCCTTAAACGCCGCCTTAGTTGGCGCACCCTTAGCTCCAGGTTTTCTCATCTTCTCTCCAGAGCCTGCTTTAATGCGCTTACGTTTTGCTTGTATGTTTGCGTATAGTCCGGGTTTCTTCATGTTAGCATTTCCATCTTTTGCGGGCTTGGTTAAGCCGTGAGTTTGGGTCTTTTGCTGCTTTCGGAAACTTCTTGGCCTGACCTGCTGATCTGGCGCAGTACGATGCCCGCCGCTTGGCGTCCTTGCTGCCAGCCTTAACTTTGCCAGTTACAGCAGTCTTTAGCTTTGATCCGGGGTTGGCTTTCCGGTAAGCCGCCACACCCTTCTTAGTCATGCCCGCGCCTGACTTAGCGGGGCGATAGTTGGCCCCCTTGCCCTTGGTGGTTTTGGCGATTGATTTAGCCACTACTTACCTACCTTTCGCATTGCGGATTTGTGCGCTTGACCAAAGGTCTTGCCTGCCTTCATCGCCTTACGCATCTCAGCCATGTGCTTACCACTGTGGTGTGATGAGTGACGTTTGAGCGTGGCTTGTTGGCGCGCTGTTAAGGCTTTCTTTTTAGTAGCCATAGCTTCCCTTTTTACCCTTTTTAGTTTTCTTCTTTTTATTCGCCATTTTTCTTCTCCTCGCGCTTTGATTTAGCCGCAGCCAACCTAGCGTTTTCAATCTCGCGTGCTGCAACTTCGTTAGGGTTAATCGGCCAGTTCTGCTTAATTAGATCTATGTCAGTGTAGGTCGCTGCGGCGTTGTATTCGCCTTCAAGCCTTTGGCACTCCGCCACAACCGCAGCCCGGTAAGCCGCCCAGTCGTCTGGCATTTCGTTGCCAGGAAGTTTACGCCAGTCTGATGGGTGCATCATATTCCATGCAGTATGCTTTGCCCTCGCAATACCGTCAGCTTTCTCACGATCCAACGGCGCACGGACTACTGGCGGTTCTTCCGGTGTCACCCAGCTAATGCCTTGAGCCTCTTTGTCGGTAGGTGTGGATAGCCGAAGCCAGTTGGCAGGGAATGAAATGTTGTTGTGGCTGAACGCTTTGTCTAGCGGGAGTGCGCGTCCTTCTGTTGTGATATATGGCATAGTAAAATCTTTCTGTTATCTGGCGTTGCTTGGGGCGGAGAATGGCTGTTCGGCCCACGAACAAAACACATAATCGTATGCCGAATTGTTCATAGCTGTTGACTCCACATTGATTTGGAATCCGTTTGAAAGTATGTCTATTTTGTAACTGGAGTTAGTTGTTTCAGATGTGCTGCTATTGGCTTGGAGGTAGTTAACCGTTTCATTGTAAGTATCCCTAACTGCATCAAACATCATCCAACTGCCTGTTGCATCTATGTTCTTAATCCAGACCATCTTCGGACGATGACCTGTGTAAACGAAAACACCACTGCTTCCCGCGCCCTTGTAAGTGCCAAATTTGGAATAGCCCTCAACGCCAGTAAACGCCCAGATTCGTAGGTTGAATCCGTAATCTTCATCATCAATAAAAGTTGTGCCTAACTTAATATAGTCAGCGTGAGCCGCGCCAGATGGAAAAATAGTGCTGTCACTTGATTGGGCTGAACTGCCATCTAGGTACAAATAGTTGCCGCTGCTTAAATCCTTATGAAAGGCAAGAAATCCATAAAAGTTTTCAGAGTAGGCATCGGAAGTAACAAAGAAAAACTCCGGTGCTGCTGACAAGCTGTGCGCCACCTCAAGGTCGCCGCTGCTGGCCGGAGTCACATCAATCGTAGTCACCCCCGCTGATGAGTTGTAATGTTCATAGGTCGGTGCAGTGTAAGAATTGTTCCAAGATGAACTGTCTCCAGTGCTTCCTAGCTTCCAAAGCCACGCCACATAGCGTTCAGCCACTGTGTAGCCATAGCCGCTATTATAATAATAATTTGTTTCCCCCGCTTCATCTACCGTAATGCCTCGGTTTGTACCCGACCCCGCACTAAACGAAGTCACACCTTCCTCTCCAGAGTTTAGGTATGGGCCGCCACTACCAGAAACCACATCGGCATCTATGTTGTAGCCGCCAGTGCTAGTGCCTGTGATGGTGTCAAACAAGTAGTGTCCGTATTGAGTAGAATAATCGTTAGTATAAGTTCCATCAGCACTATTATCCCTGTCTTTGATCCACGCCATCCCAACGTCAAAATTGACTCCAGTAACGCTTTGTGATCCTCCACCGTAAAAACTATCGTGAATCCCGTTGTAGGTTAGTACCCCAAAATGCTCTGACGGCGTAACGGCTGGGGTGCCGAGATTTCCGGTGTTCAAGCTCTGGAATCCGGTGGGCGGACTGTGCGCCCATTCTGAACTATCAGGCGTCCCGCTGTAATTTCCCGCGAAAGTTGGGTCTTGCCCTGCGTTTAAGATAAATACATCAGAGTCTTGATTGCAGAAAATAGCTGGCCCCCAAGTGTGACCGGACAGGTCGCTGAAGGCTGGCGTTGCTGTGTTACTCGAAATGGCACTAGCGGTTGTGGTGGTGGACGCATCGTCTGTGTACCAAGTCCCGTTCAGCCCGCACCATAATTTATTATTATCCAAATCAAGCGCGAACTGGAGTATGTCACCTTGATCGTAATCTACGAATGCCGAGCCACTATTTGAACCATTAAACTTCATCCCAGCGTGGCTCTCGCCAACGATGTTTCCGCTGCCATTTTTGGACGCCCAAGCTCGGCCTGTTCCATCTGAATCTCCACAGAGAAAATTGGTGGTTGGCTCGTCGCCGCCGCGAGAATAATAGCTGCTAATCCCAACCCTCGGATAATCAGAGGAAAGTGTTTTGGCATAGACCTCCCAGTACCATTTTGATGTTGTGGCTGAACTGCTGTTAACGCCAATGGTTGAAGTGGTGTAACTTTGTGCGCCGCTGGCGTCTCGAATGCACTCTAGGTTTCCGTTTGAAAGACTGTAAGTGGACTGAGCTAAGGCGTTAAGCGTAGCGTAATTCTTCGTTGGGGTATCCAGCAGTATGTCGTGGCTAGATAGTCCGCTTGTATTAAAATCATTAGACCCCGCATCGTCAGCACCAATGTCACTGCTGTTATCGAACTTTAAGTGAAATCCGTTAGTTCCAAAAGAACCAGAGTAGCTTGCGGGCTTTAAGCCCCCATAGTTATTTGAAGTCGTAAACGAGGTGTGGTCTAGTGCGCTGCCCTCGATGCCGTAAATGTCTGCAAGGTGTCCCTTAAAAAAAGTGCTGTCATCGGAGCCAAAATAGACAGTACCCCACGCTGGGTAAGTCGTTGATGAAGAAAGCGCGTGGGTTGTTCCATTAACAATGACTGTCAACGTGCCAGAGTTACACGATAAGACTATATTGTACCAACTTGATACGTCTCTAAAAACAGCAGTTGTGTATCGGTACGTCGAGCCGTCATAAACCGATATTCGATCACTGGTATCAAACCGAACTCCGTCACCGCCCCAACTAAAAATATACTGATTAGTTCCAAGCTCTCCTCGCTTGACCCACATTGAAATTGTCCAAGTGGTATCCGTGCTGCCTGTTGTCCACTCAAGGTCAGCAGTCCCATCAAACCGCAGCGACCTAGTAACCGGATCAGACGCACCACCCCCCTCTCCTGTGTCGCCACTGGTCGGCTTATTCCAAAGTGCTGATCCGAAGTCTGGCATTTAACTAGTCGCTTTTAGGTCAAGTTGAGGCGCACCTAGCAGGATGGTGTTATCCGCCTGAATCATATAAGGCAACACATCAACGGCATTTGCTGCGGATGAGATTGAAGGCGTTTCTCCGCCAACAGGTTTAAAGTCACCGCCTGTTTCCAAAGTAATTGTTTTGCTGCCCCCCGATGGTTGAATCAAAACAATGACTCCGGTCTGCCCAGTGTTGCCCGCATCAGCATCAGGATTGCTTAATTGCACCGTTGTGCCGCTTGACGGGTCTAGCGTTAAAATAAAGTTTTGATATGAATCAAAATCAAGAGTCACCGATGTTGCTGTGATTGTCTGGGTGTTTGTTGCTCCTTGCTGGGCCGCACTCCAAGTGTTGCTTACATCGTTCTTTGTGGTGTCTACATCGTAGGCTTGAACACCTCCAGCAGTGTCAAAGGCTTTTACTGCTGCTTCGCCTAGCCCAAGGTTAGTGCGGGCTGTGGATGCGTCTGTAGCTCCTGTTCCTCCTTGAGAAACAGCAATCGCAGTGGTTAGCCCAGATAACTGAGTAATGTCAGAGTTATTTCCTGTAGCTGCGTAGGTAGTCAGGGTAGTCCAGCTTGCTACTCCACTTCCGTTAGTAGATAGGACTTGGCCGTTTGTGCCCGCAGATGTTGGCAGGGTAAGCGTCCAGCTTCCGCTGTAGTCAGCGTGAGCAGGAGATGCCACCGAAACGCCGTGGCTGTTGTTTTCGCAATTAAGCGTGATTGTTCCAGCGTTGGTATTCCCCTTAAATACAGTTTTGCCTGTGCCGTCTGGGGCTATTTCAATGTCAGCACTAGACGCACTTACAATGTCCTGCCCATTGGTGTCCAACGGCCCTCCGAGCTGAGGCGTTGTATCGTCTACTACATCAGAAATACCAGAAGGATCATTCGCTTCCTCTAGGGCGTTCCCTGATGCGTTAACCTTTAGCCACTTACCAGCAGTAAGACTGCCAGGAGTATCGCTAAGTCCAATAAAAGTTGAAGCACCTGAACCTGACCCAGTGAGATCGTTTTGAGGAGTCCAAGCTGATCCATTCCATTTAAGGACTTGTCCTGAGGATGCACCAGAGGAACTGACATCACTTAAATCGTCAATACCACTAGGAACAGTAGGCTTATTTAAGATCTGAGCATCTCCAGAGCTGGCATCCCAATCACTCTGGACATTGACCTCGGCCCCGGGATTAATGCCGTCCAGCTTAGTCTCGTCAGAAGCCGTAAAGTGCTTGTTCGTAGTTCCTGCTGCAATGTCATCGAGGTCTCCTGAGAGTTCACTCAATGCGTCTTTGGAAGCAACCTGAGTATCCACATACCCCTTGGTAGCTCCGTCAGTACTGGCTGTAGGCGTTCCTACGTTTACCAGCTTGTTGTTGGAGGCATCGTAGTTACCATCGCTATCAGCTTGGAAGGCTGACTCATCAGTTTCTTGAGCGATGTAGAATGACTGTAGATTGGCGGTATCTAGGTCAGCCTCTAGTAACGTAGAGCCGTCCTTGAAGTCAACCAGAGGAGTGACCCGCTCAGTTACCCGCTTGATACGGATAGCTGCTGAGTTAGCTGGGATGTTCCCAGAAGTAAACACTACGTTACTTGTGGTGATGTTGTAGTGAGTGGCTTCGGTCTGGGTCACGCCGCCAACCTGCACAGTAACGTGTGAGTTACTGAGGTATGGGAAAGTTATGGAGTAGGTATCTAGTGTACCGTTTCCTGTGTAATCGACGAAGGTATTAGCCATTTTGGTATCTTATCTACTTGTGGATGGATTTCAACGCAAGCCTTTTAGCTGTTGGATTAACTGATCGACAGAGTTTTGGTCGCCAGCTTTTTGGTAAAAACTAATTTGTTCTACTAAGTTAACCTGTTGTTCAACGTTTGGAAACTCTGAGAGCATCCGTTTCTTAGCTAATTTTCGATATTTAGAAATGACCCTCTTGATTGCGTTGGCTCTCGGTGTGTCAAACCCGTCAATAGGGACTTCAGAAAGAGACTGGAACTGTTTGCTTTCTATTAACTGATTAAGACGCTGCCTTAGTGTTTTGCCATTGACTTTGAGAGTGGCTTGTAGCTCCATCATCCGGTCATAAGCCGATTGACCTTTGTCGTTGGCAGTCTCAGACAGGTCAATTTTTCCTGCTAGTTTTAGAGAGGGCATACTGAAAGCATGACTAGCCTTGGCCATTTCACTGAACAGAGCGTCATTCCGTTTTTCAGAGCGCATAAACGGAACAACGTAATCTGCAACGCCGACTCCCCATCCTCCTTTTTCTGCAACCTCTCCAAGCACGTTACGTTTCGGGTCAAGGCTTCTAGCCCCGCCGGGAACTCGTTTAATAAACCCATCAAGCACCGAACGCGCTTCACGCAGCGCAGGATCGCCGTCTAATGTGCCTACCATTTGACCAAAAAAGCTAGGAACGTAAGAACCTGCACGGACTTTAGCAAAACCCTCCAAGGAGCCTTGAGGATCAGAGGCTGCTTCAATAGCTTGCTGAACACCTGTCATATAGGACTTATTAAGCACATTCTGTGAAAGACCAATGCCGATTGACATTAGTAAATCTTGAATAGGCTGTTCATCAACGTGATGCCCGCTCTCACGCATGAACTCAAACATATCGGCTGTTAAGCCAAAAAACGTAGCAAAAGGGTCAAAACGCTGGTAGCTGACATATCCGACAGGCGTTTTAATGCTGTAAGGCTGCCATCCTGTTTGTTTCAGCACTTCCCGCTCTGCTTTACGCCTTGGGCCGAACCCTGTAATCAGTCCACTTGATGCCGCAAGCATGGCTGAAGTCCAGAGCATTGCCCCTGCTGCCATTCTGCCTTTAGCTGCTGCCTGTACCAGCGGATTGGGATCATTTAGGTCATCCATATACCGCTTATGCAGCCCGAGGCTTTGCGTCCACCTATTGTCCATTGGTAGGGTGCGGTCTCCAAAAAACTTAATAATGTTAAGAGGGGTACTGACAAAAGGCATGATAGTGCGTAGCCACGGGGCTTGGACTACCATCTCTTGAATCTTCTTCCCTATTATTCCTTCCTGTGGCCGTGTAAATGTAGCCTCTTGAGCTGCGAAGAACGCCCTATCAGAAATTCCTTCCTGTGCTTTTCCAAGTTCGCCAAGCCGAGAGTCAACATACTGTTCAACGATGTTTAGCTTGGTAAGCCCGTCCAGCTCGTTACCCTTGGCTCTTTCCGTCTCTACTACCTTTTTCAGATGTTCAAGACCTTCTCGTTTGAGAGCTGTTCTTGAAAAGCGTTCTCCGTTAGTCCTCACTAATCCGTCAAAAATCTCGGCAGCTTTACGGCTTAATATTTCATTAGGAATAGACTCACCGTTCTTAAAAGCATCTGTCTGCCTCAGCATCTCATGGGCTTTTATCATCGACTCAGTTTGAGCAGTATGGCGAAACTGGAGCTGCTTGAAGAACTCATCAGTTCCTTGAAGAAACCGACTAGGTAGGCGAACAATATTTTTTCCAACAAAGTCTACTTTTGTTCCAAAGTAGTCAGCCACATTTTTAAGTGGGCCTCCTGCTTCGCTAAATGTTTGCTGGCTGATAGCAGGGCCACGATTGAACTCTCCGATAGCTGAAGAACGCGACTGAAGAATAGAATCCTCTTCACGGAATGCTCTTTTTCCTAACTCTAACGCCTCTTTGTAGTTTCCAAGTAAAGAGCTAATCCTAAAGATTTCGTTTCTAGCTATTAGGAACTCAGCTTTGCCTGTGTTCCGGTACATTAAGTGCGCTCCCAGAGCTTTCTCAATAGGCAAAAACACCGAGGTAAATAAGTTACCTAAAGCGTTAATGACCGCAGTTCGAGGCCCACTTAGTAGAGAGTTAATCCAAAGTTCATTATGAATATCCCAGTTGCTTGTAACCGGAGATACTTTACCTAGGCCGTTAATTCCGTGCTTGTCGTAGACTTCTAACGCCTTGTCTAAAGCTTTATCGAGCGTCTCTCTATCCGATTTACCAGAGATAAGAGTTGCATCTATGTAATCACTAGCTGCCTTTGGAGTTTTGGAAAAATTCTCTTCAGTAAGATAAATTTCCATTTCGTCCATAGTACGGAGACTGCGTAGTGTTTTTCCTACTTCGGAACGTGCAGCACCTACCACGGCGGCTAGTGTTTTTAATTTAGGCCCATAAGCTAGATACTTAGCCTTTTCTATCTCCAAAGCCTGTTCAACTTGCAACGCTTCTCCTTTAGAGGCGGTTTTGAGCTGTTCCCTAAGTTTAATGATATTAGTTAAGGTATCTGCGTAGCCCTGTTTAGCTGCTCTTAATAAAGCAGTTTTAGCGAAAAGTTCTGCTTTTACGTCTTGTTGTTTAGTGACTAATCCAACAGCTTGTCCTGAGTCTAGTCCAAGGTCAGTCCACTCAGCCTCAAGAAGCTCTTGGTTTTCTTTGCTTAACTGAATTTCATCTTTAAGCTCCTTAATCCCTTTGTAGTTCTGCTCTACAAAGTTCACAGCGGCATCGCTTAACTGTTTTGAATTGGAGAA